GTGCAGGCGGGCCAACGATTCGCGTCTATCGCTGATATGCAAGTGGGTGACGGCAATCAAGGCGCTGCCGTAGGAACGACAGTTGCATTATTAGAACGTGGTTCACGTGTCATGTCTGCGATACACAAAAGATTATACAATTCACTCAAGAGTGAATTTAAACAATTGGTGAGAATCTTCTCCCTATACTTACCACCTGAATATCCATACGACGTCGTCGGTGGTCAGCGTATGATTAAGCAAACAGATTTTGATGACAGGATTGATATTCTTCCTATAGCAGATCCAAACATCTTTTCACAAACACAAAGAATTAGTTTAGCTCAAACACAATTACAATTAGCACAAACCAATCCAAAGATTCATAATTTATATCAAGCGTATAGAAGTATGTATGAAGCAGTGGGTGTCAAGAATGTCGATTTAATTCTACCACCGCCACAACCACCACAGCCGATGGACCCTAGTATGGAACACATACAGTCTATGGCCGGAAAAAAATTTCAAGCTTTTCCTAAACAAGATCACAAAGCACACATTGATGCGCATTTAAATTTTATGGGCACTAGTATGGTAAGAAATAATCCTACGATTATGTCTTTGGTGCAAAAAAATATACTAGAGCACATTTCTTTGATGGCTCAAGAACAAATTCAACTAGAATTTAAGGATGAGATTGTACAATTACAACAAATGCAAGCGCAAATGCAACAACAAGCCATGACCGGTATGCCTGCACAACCTAATCCTATGATGGAACAGCTTCAAGTAACCATAGAATCTAGAAAATCTAAGCTTATTGCAGAAATGACTAAGGACTTTATGGAAGAAGAACGTAAAATTAACTCTGCAGAGGACGTTGATCCACTAATTAAGCTAAAATCAAGAGAAGTAGACCTTCGTGCTATGGAAAATGAGCGCAAAAAAGAAGAAGGTGAGCAAAAATTAGAGATAGAACGTGCAAAATTAGTTCAAGACCAAGTAACACACGATGAAAAAATGGAACAAAACGAAGATTTGGCTGGTTTACGTGCTGGAGTGTCTCTAGCAAAAGCAGGTGTGTCAAAAATGAAGGTAATGACTAACAGTTAATGCCTAAACAAACAAAAAAGCAAAGCAAAAAAATTGCAAAAGTCATGCGAGAATTCAAAAACAAAAAATTACCTATCGGAAAGTCGAAAAAAAAGGTAAAATCTCGCAAACAAGCTATAGCTATTGCACTAAGCGAAGCAGGCTTGAAAAAAAAATAACAAAGGAGCTAAAGATCATGAAAAGCATGAACAAAAGACCCATTGATCACCAAATTTTTGTTGACAAAGACGGTCACAAAAAAGGAGGAGTTGAAATTGAAACAACAAATCCTACGGAGACTCAGGTAGAAAAAGTTGGCGGACAAAAACGCATGCTTCCTGAGAAAAAACGTAGTGCCAAGTGGTACTAATTTAAAAAAGGAGGATATCATGATGATATTTGGATGGAACCCTATGGAGAAGTGGAACAAGCTTAACAAAAAGGGAAAACTATTCGTAGTTGCTGTTGCAGTTGTTATTGTAGTAGCGATCGTTAAAAGTATTTAATAATGTTATCTAAACTATTAGGCGGATCTTTAGTAGACACTGTCGGTAAAGTTATCGACAGTGTCCATACTTCAGAAGAAGAAAAGCTTGCCGCAAGAAATAAATTAAAAGAATTAGAAAATCAGATTAATTCCAAACAAATGGATATTAATTTAGCTGACGCTAAGTCCACAGCTACAGGCTTTGGCGGTATGATGCAGCGGTCGTGGAGGCCCCTCATCGGGATGTCCTGTGCGTTAGCGATATTGTGGGAATTTGTGTTAAAACAATTTATTGTTTTTATTTTAGCTGCTTTCAGCATTCAACATAACCCGCTTCCAGAGCTTGATATGTCGACTTTATTCCCGCTCGTCACGGCCTTGCTCGGAATGTCCGGCCTCCGCTCTTGGGAAAAAAGTAAAAAGCTTACGAAATGACAATCTGCATAAAATGTCAGTGTGCTTGTCATTGTGACACTTCTTGTATTTGGTGTGGCTGTGTAGGATGCACCCATGAAGAAACAAAAAGTTAATACCAATATTGACCATGTAGTCAAAAAGACTACAATAGGTCATGGTAGAATAGGTACATCTACCATGAACAAACATAAGCGACGAAGCTTTAAACCATATAGGGGGCAAGGACGATGAAAAAAAAATTAAAAAAAGTAGACAAAAAGAAAAACCCAGGTCTAGCTAAACTACCAACTAAAGTTAGAAACAAAATGGGCTTTATGAAAAAAGGCGGCAAGGTAAAATAATGGGCAAACTATGTCCAAGAGGTAAAGCCGCAGCGAAGCGGAAATTCAAGGTCTATCCGAGCGCATATGCTAATATGTATGCAAGCGGAGTTTGTAGTGGAAAGATTACACCAGGCGGTAAGAAAAACAAAAAAGCTGAGGGTGGTATGATTTCTAGTAATCAAGTATCTCAAGATAGAAAAAAAGTTTCTAGTTACGGTCAAGGCGGTATTGCAAAAGGATGTGGTGCTGTCATGAAAGGTAAGAGAAAAAAAACTAAGAAATATTAATGGCCAAAAAAGGATTAAGAGCTTGGGTAAAAGAAAATTGGGTGGACATAGCCAATAAAAAACCCGATGGTTCTTATCCTAAATGTGGTCGTAGTGGCGGAGAAAAAAGAAAAAACTATCCTAAGTGTGTCCCCATAGCAAAAGCTAGAGCCATGTCAAAAGGTCAAAAAGCAGGAGCTGTGAGAAGAAAACAAGCTAAATCTAACACAGGACCAACACCTTCAAGAGCTGCAACTTTTGCACCCAAAAGAAAAAAAATGTCTATGGGTGGTATGGTGTGAGAAAAGCAGACAAACAACCACCTAAAACTAAAAAGTATTTCCGTTCCACGAAGAGTGGAGCAGGTATGACGAAGGCGGGAGTCGCTCGTTATCGACGAGAGAATCCTGGTTCCAAGTTAAAAACAGCAGTTACCGGAAAAGTAAAACCAGGCAGCAAAGCTGCAAAGAGAAGAAAGTCTTTCTGTGCTAGAAGCGCAGGACAAATGAAAAAGTTTCCTAAAGCAGCAAAAGATCCAAATTCAAGATTAAGGCAGGCGAGGAGAAGGTGGAGATGTTAAAGGGATACTTCTATCTTTTCTGTGCATTTTTATCTTTGGTGTTTATGTACTTATCTATGCAAAGTTCATGGTCCGCAGCATGGAACGAAAAGCCAATCATGTGTGCTAGTCATGAAGAAACATTTTCATTGATAGCAGAAAAAGAAGAAAAACTTATGTGGAGTGCTATTCAATTTACAAAAGTAAAAGGACCTAATGATACTTATAGAGAAGATCCTGAAATGTTAGTATCAGCTTACTACTTAAATCTTAATACTAGAACATATACAGTGCTAGAATATCATCCTAAATATTTAATTTATTGTGTTACAAGTTGGGGAACTGATGTTTTACTTCCACAAGAAATAGATCCTAACACTTATTACAGACCAGACAGAGGTGTGTTTCAATGACTAAATGGTTTCTTTATTTAATAAGTTGCCTCATACTGACTTTAACGTTTATCATTGTTGGTACAAAAAATTTTTACGCTGAGACCAATACCGTGTCGAGTACGGTAGTAAATAATACACCCCCAACAGCAAACGCACCCGTTCTACCGAACTCAAATAGTGATATTTGTAAAGTTGGTGTGGGTGGAGCAGTTCAAAATAATGTGTTAGGTATCGCTACAGGCGTTCTTATAGACGACGAGCTGTGTCAGCTTCTCAAGCTATCTCGCAGTCAGTACGCCTTTGGCATGAAAGTGAGTGCGGTGGCTCTTCTATGTCAGGACTCCCGTGTTTGGACGAGCATGATGGATGCCGGGACCCCGTGTCCTGTAAATGGCCTCATCGGAGCGGAAGCTGCTGCATATTGGGAAGCAAATCCAGATAAAATTCCAGACGGCAGTAGATACAAACCAGAATATATTGCTGCTAATAAACCAGAACCAAAGGAGTTTAGTGATGCACAAAATGTTGCTCTGT